CAAGAAAAAAGAAAATCATTAGAAAATATCTTGGAATTATGGAATGAAATCAAATATGATAGTGGATTCAAAGAGAAATATCAATATATTGATTGGTCTATGTGGGAATTTCTCAACAAATCGGAAATATTTCTTCAAATAATGAGTTTATATAATTTGTCTTCTCCTGTTCTTTCGTTATTTATTCCAGTTATCTTATTGATTATTCCTTTTTTTGTGATACAAATGAAAGGTTTGCGTCTTAGTATAAATGAATATGTTCAAATTCTGAAAATCATTGCCTCCAAACACGCAATTGGAAAAATGTTTACTGATTTTGGAAGTGTAAATATAAATGGAAAGATGTATATATTATTATCTATATTTTTCTATTTCTTTTCCATTTATCAAAATATTCTTATTTGTATACGATTTCATGAAAATATGAAAAAAATACACAATTCATTGAAAGACTTGCGTGATTTTATAGTAGATACGGAATCTTCTATGGAAAATTTATTGAATTATACAAAACATCTTGATCATTATAAAAAATTCAATGAAATTCTTTCAACCAATCGACAGAAATTACATGAATTGAGAGAAAAAATAGAATTGATAAGCCCATACAAGTTCTCTCTAATCAAAATAAAAGAATTGGGACGAGTGCTTAAATGTTTTTATGAACTGCATAGTAATAATGATATAAATGAATGTATTTTGTATTCTTTAGGATTCACAGGATATATTGAAATTTTAGAAGGATTGATTCAAAATATGAAAAAAAATCATATTCATTTGGCTTCTCTCGAAAACCCAAGTGTAGAAGGAGAAGAAACGGCAGAAACAACAGAAGGAAAAAAGCATAAGAAGCAGAAGCAGAAGCAGAAGAAGCAAAAAAAACAAAAGAAAACAAAGGAACATGAATATATGTTTAAACAATTTTATTATCCTGCATTGATGGACCATCAACCCATTAAAAATGATTATTCTTTTGATAAAAATATGATTATAACGGGACCCAATGCTTCTGGAAAAACGACCATTTTAAAATCCGTATTGATCAATGTTATTTTATCTCAACAATTTGGTTGCGGATTTTATCAAACGGCAAAATTGATTCCTTATAAGCACATTCATTGTTATTTAAATATTCCAGATACTTCAGGAAGAGATAGTTTGTTTCAATCGGAATCGAGAAGATGCAAAGAAATATTGGATATTATTCAATTGAATAAAAAAGAGAGACATTTTTGTGTATTTGATGAATTGTATTCAGGAACCAATCCAGAAGAAGCAGTATTGAGTGCAACAGCTTTTATGAAATATTTGGGAAAATATACCTATGTAAATAGTATATTGACTACACATTTTATCCAACTTTGTAAACATTTAGAAAACAATGTATCGGTGTGCAATTATAAAATGGATATTCTAGAAAAAGAGAGAAAAATAGAATATACATATCAACTTGTTCCAGGCATTTCCACTATTCGCGGTGGAGTCAAGATTCTGTGTGATATGAATTATCCAGAAGAAATTATCAACAATATTCTCTCTCAAGAAACGCAATAATTATATTCGTTTTTTTATGCCATTTTAAAATATAAAGATATTCTAACATGGCTATTTCTGATATATTTTCGACTCCTTTTTTGATTGTCTTAGGTATTTGTTTGATCATTATTGGTGCTTTTGGTTTATACTTTACTCAAAAATTTATGGAACAAAATCACAAAATGAAATCCATGCTTGAAATTATTACTTCCATGGCAGAAGAAATACAATTTTTTCGATCTAAAATGTCTGTGATTCAATACCCCCATTTGCCTGTGGGTGGAAATAATGGATTTCAAGTAGCTTCCCCTTTTCCACGAGAAGCAAATGTGGATCCTATTTTTAACAAAGGTTTGATTACTATATCCGAGGATGAAGAAGAGGATGACGACGATGAGGAGGATGACGAAGATGAGGAAGATGCGGAAGCGGATGACGAGGATGATGAGGATGATGAGGAAGAGGAGGATGATGAGGAAGAGGAGGATGATGAGGAAGAGGAAGATGATGAAGATACATATCGACATACAGATGAAATAAAGGTGATTAATATTGGAGAGACAATGAATTTAAATTATGAAATAGAACATGATGTTGTAGAAACGGATACTACACCATTTGATTTGGATGAAACCAATCATGAAATAGAAGAAATGGAGGAATCCAAAGAGGAATCCAAAGAGGAATCCAAAGAGGAATCCAAAGAGGAATCCATAGATCATTTGTTGAAAACAATCAATATTTCAAATATGGATGAACCTCTTCATGAGGATAATCCATTTCCCCAAGAATCACAAATGGATTACAAAAAAATGACATTGAATAAATTGAAAAGTTTAGTGGTAGAGAGAAAATTGATGGAGGATGCATCCAAAATGAAAAAACAAGAATTATTGAAATTATTAGGTGTGGGTAGTGAGTAATTTTTATTCTCTTTCATTTATATATAGGTTATGAGTTGGGGTGTCTGTTATTCAGGTTCAAACAATATTCATTTTTATAGTCCTGCCATTATGGCAGATGGAAGAAACTATGCCAGTTGGCAACCAGAAGCAGTGGTGAATGAAAGAATTCAGGAAAAAGAACATATCAAATCCAATTGGCAATATAGAGAATATTTGACCAAGAATGCCATGCAAATCATGAACATCAATAATCAAGAAGCGTGTTATGAATTGGGATTGCCTTGCCACCAAGAAACGGAAAAAACGCCGTCTTCCAATGTTCCGTATCGATTTCAATCTGTATTTGATTCCAAATCACCTGGATATGGGTATTGCAATAGTGATTTAAAAAATCCTTATTTGTCGAGAGAACAATTGAATGCACGATTGATTTCTGCATCTGTTGAAATGAATGCAATTCAAAGACCTAGTTCCTAATATGTGAAATATCAAAAGGTTCTTTCTCTTGAGAGAATGATGAATTGGTCAAATCAGCAATTAGTCAATTAGTCAATTGAGAAATTTAGTATATAAACATTTTTTCAAAAGTTATATATCCTTTTTATATATAACTTTTTATGCATAGTTTTATAAGTATCGATGTAGGTATTAAGAATTTAGCATATTGTCTTTTTGTGAAAAATACAAGTGAAGAAACGGATTCAAACACGAATTCCCATGCAAAAGCAACGTATAAAATTCAAAAATGGGATTCTGTCAATTTGACCAAATACAATGCAACACCAGAAACAAATATGAAGTGTTGTCATGTAGACAAACACAATGTTCCATGCAATAAACCCGCCAAATTTTCCAAAAATACAAAATGCTATTGTAAAATACATTCCAAGAAACAAACATTCTTAATACCTACTGCAGAACTGAAACCATCTTTTATAAACAAACAAAAAATTCAAGCTCTTTTTGAATTGGCAGACAAATACAATATTCAATATCAAAAACCAATGAAAAAGGCGGATTTGATTTCTGTGATGAATGAATATATTTATAATCACTGCTTTGAACCCGTGATAGTATCCAATACCAATGCTTCCAAAATTGATTTGATTACAATAGGACGAAACATACAAAAAATATTTGATGAACGTTTTGGATCGATTATAGCAACCTTGGATGGAGTGATTATTGAAAATCAAGTATCGCCGATTGCAAATCGTATGAAATGTATTCAATGCATTGTCATGCAATATTTCATTATGAAAAAACCAGATATTCGAATTGAGTTTATTTCTGCATCCAATAAATTGAAAAAATCATGTTCTACAATAGTGGAAGATAGTGATAAGGAAAGCGAAAATAAGGAAAGCGAAAATAAGGAAAGCGAAAACAAGGAATCCAAGGAGAAAACAGAATATAGTGAGAGAAAAAAGATGGGAATTCAAAAATGTATAGAATTATTAAACGTTGTTCCTTCCGAGGCTGAATTATGGAAACCCTTTTTTACAAGTCATGCAAAAAAAGATGATTTAGCAGATAGTTATTTGCAAGGAATTTGGTATATGGAAAAACATTTGTGTAAATAAGAATTCGTATAAAATAGAACTTAAAATTATATATCCTTATTAAATAACAATTATGGATTCTGATATAATTGAATTATCAAGTTTCAATGAAAATGTAGAATGGGGAGAATCCTCTAGCACAGGTCCAAGTTCCAGTTTTGGTTCAGGGATTGAATTATTGATGAATGACAAAAAAAAGGAAAATATAAAATTATCGAGTGATATCGATATTGAAGATTTGAATATTTTGGAAAGCGAATTGAATGATTTAGTAAATGAGGAAAATACAAGTCATACAAATAAACCAGATTTTTTTTTCAACAATGATTCACAGAAACAATCAGTTCGATTTGGTGAATCATCTTCTGGATTTGATTCAGAACCCCAAAATATTGGTCAAGCCACTGCAAATACAAGCAATGAAAACAATACATGGGATGGATATGGTAAATTCAATAATATTCCCATCAATCCAGACAAGGTTCCAGCAAGTGCTTCACCTCAAATGTCCAAAGAAGAATTATTAAGAGAGAAATTCAAATATTTGCGAAAATTGGAAACCTTGGAAAGCAAAGGGATCAATTTGACGAAAAAATATTCCATGGATTCTCCACTTGCAGAAATGCAGGGAGAATATGAAATGATTATGGAGGAAAAGAAACGATTGAATTCCGTGAAATTTCAAGGCAATATGTTGATGGCTTGTATTAATGGAATCGAGTTTTTGAACAATCGGTTTGATCCTTTTGATATCAAATTGGATGGATGGAGTGATCAAGTGAATGAAAACATGACGGATTATGATGAAATTTTCGGTGAATTGTATGAAAAATACAAGACACGTGCTTCTATGGCACCGGAATTAAAATTGTTGTTCCAATTGGGAGGTTCTGCAATGATGATTCACATGTCCAATACGATGTTTAAATCGGCCATGCCAGGAATGGATGATATATTGCGTCAAAATCCCGATTTAATGCGTCAGTTCCAATCGGCTGCAGTGAATTCCATGTCACAGAGTAGTCCTGGATTTTCCGGATTTGTAAACAATATGATGAACCAAGAAGACCTTGGTGGAGGACCACCCCCAGCCATGGCAACCAAAGAATATGCCACTTCAGGATCCAGACCAGGAAACAATAGTGCGAGTGCAAGTAGTATGGGACGCAGTTCTTATTC